TTCGCAACGCTCAAGAGCCCGCAGCAAGAATTGAGCGGGTGCCACGGGTATCGACTAAGGGGCCGGACATCAAGTCCGCCAACGACCTCTTGGAGGCCGCGCGCAACCGTGCTGGTAGCCTCCGGACCAAGTTCCTGCACGACCCGGTGGGGCTGGCCGAGCGGTTCGGGCTGAAGTTCCCGGAGAAGCCGGTCAAGATCATGCAGCGGCTCGGCGTGTACGACGCCACCAAGCACGGTCCGATCACTCCCGGCTTGCGCGACCTGGTCATCGATGTGTGTACCGGAGAGGTGGACTCGGCGGTGGCCCTGGCGAACCGTGGTGGTGGCAAGAGCCAGGGAGTGAGCTTCATCGAGTTCTTCCTGGTGTTTGTCAAAGACTTCGACGCCCTCAACCTAGGTGGATCGGAGCTCCAGGCACAGGGCGTGTACAACTACATCCTGAGCTACATCGAGCATGACAAAGAGTTCCAAAACATGCTCAAGGGCGAAACCAAGATCTCCGAGACCCATACCAAGAAGAATGCGTGGATTCGTGTTCTCACAGCTTCGCAGAAATCTGTCCGATCGCCTCACGCAGGCGGTAGGAAGCGCGACGGTCGCCTGGCTGGTGGCATCCTGGTCATCGACGAGGAAGCGGAGGCCGCGCCCGACATCGTTGCCGCCGCCATGTTCACCATCAACACCGCCGTCCCGTCCGTCACCGTCCGCGCGTCCACCTTCCACAATGCCGAAGGGTCCTTCAAGGAAGTCGTAGACAACGCCGACGAGATGGGCTACACCACGTATCAGTGGGACATCTTCGACGTGAGCGAGACCTGCGAATGCAACCCCAAGGTGGGCTGCCAGTCCGAAGAGAAGTGCTTCCGCGAGGACCACTTCGAAGACGTGGTGGACCCGGTCACGGGCGAGTCCAAGAAGAAGCTGATCCACCGCGCGTACTGCGGAGGCCGGTCCATCTACGCGGACGGTTGGATTCCTCCCGGCGAGATCGTGAAGATGTGGCGGCGCATCAAGCGCAACCATTCGGTGTGGGAAGTCGAGGCGATGGGCTCTCGCCCGTCCAGCAAGGGCTTCGTCATCCGGGACCTGCGGCAGTTCGACGAGAACATCACTGACAAGACCGGCGAAGAGCTCTACATGCCCGGGTTCCCGGTCAGCATCGGCGTGGACTGGGGTACCCGGGCCGCAGGCGTGACGGTGTGGCAAGAGCAACCCGGCGACGTGCACGCCCTGATCTACGCGGAGGAGGTCGAGGAAGCCGGTCTCACGCAGATCGTGTCACTATTGGTGGAGCTCCAGAACCGCTACCTCGGCGAGTTCACCGAAGTGGCCGCTGACATCGGCGGTGGCGGCAACTATCTCAACCCCTACCTGCGCGAGCACCACCGGGTGCCGTGCCGCGATGTCAACTTCGCGGAGGAGAAGGAAGCGGCGGTCGCCGCGCTGAACATCTTCAGTGAGTCCGGCTCGCTGCTTATCCCGGAAGAGTTCACGGCGTTCGGGAATCAGGCGCACAACTGGAAGCGGAAGGACGGCAGGATCCAGAAGGGCAACGACCACCTGATGGACGCCAGCATCTGCTACTTCAGCAAGTTCATCGACCGGCTGGGCGTGTCGCATATCAAGATCCCACCCAAGGCTGTGGTCGCCGCCGTAGGCCGCACCCGAGATAGCGGCAACACCTTCCGTCCGTCCACTCGCGTGGCAGCGGGCCGGGTGGCGGTCATTCGAAGCTTGGGTGGTCGCGGCCAGAGAAAATAATCTCACAACCGCTACCCCTGGAGTCGAGCTATGAAGGTGTTCGATACGCTGCTGAAAGCTGGCGGCGTCCCGGACCCTGGCCGAATAATCACCATTACGGCGGGTACGCCCACCGTGGTCACGGGTCAGCGCGGCGAAGTGTTCAGTCCCCTGCGAGTGACCACCGACGCCAACGGTGCTTGGATAGCTGACCTGGCCTACACGGCTGGCAACTACTACAAAGTCACCTACCCGAACCGCACCGTGCTCACCATTCAGGTGCCAGCGGTCGATCCGCCGCAGGACGCGAACCATCTGCTGCCGGGCACCACCGATCAATGGGGCTACTGGGCCTACGAGATCGCCATCAACGTGCCGACCGCTCCTGACAACTTCGATGCGGGCGTGCTGGCTATCGTTCCAGCCACTGACCAAGGCGTGATCGTCGATACCACAGATCCTCGGCATCCGGTGGTATCGTTAGATGTCAATTCAGCACCGTTCAACACCGTTATCCAGAGAGCGACAGCAAGCGTTGGCAATGCCGGTCAACCTCGCTTCACCGGCCAGGGTCCGCCTGGAGTGATCGAGGGGGCTAACCCAGGAGACAGCTACCTCGATACCACCACCGGCGACATTTACACCTTGAGTTGAGGAGGAAGACATGGCATGGGGAGTCACTGGCAATATCCGGGGTCCGCAGGGCATCCAAGGTCCAGCGGGTGCTGACGGCGCTGACGGCGCGCAGGGCCCACAAGGTCCGGCAGGACCGGCTGGCGCGCAGTACCGGGGCATCTGGGACGTGGCGCAGGCGTACGTCGAGCACGATGTCGTCACGCGGCATGGCGCATCGTGGATCGTGCCGACCGGCACCGCGAACATCGCCGCTGGCAACGACCCGAACACCTCGGGCGACGGCTCCACCGCCACCAACGGCTGGCAGCTGTTCGCAGCGGAGGGAGCGCAGGGTCCACAAGGGCCCGCTGGCGCGACCGGCCCGCAGGGTCCGCAGGGCGACCCAGGCCCGCAGGGTATTCAGGGCGCAACGGGCGCTCAGGGCCCCGCAGGAGCCGACGGCGCGCAAGGTCCTGCCGGTCCACAAGGTACGCGCGGGTCGCAGTGGTTCACCGGGCACGGCGCTCCGGGTGCCATCGCGGGCTCGGCAGCTGGCGACATGTACCTGGACGTGGACTCGGGCGACACGTACCAGCTGAGCTAGGAGTTCTTCACTCATGGTCTGGACACAGGCTGGCAATATCCGTGGTCCGCAAGGCGCGCAGGGCATTCAAGGTCCAGCTGGCGTTGGCGGGATCATGGACCTGCCCGCGTATGCCCCGGCTTCGCCAGCGCACGCTTGGGATCCGCATCGCTCGGCTTATAACCGTCGCGGTGCAGTCATGCACAAACGTCGGTCCAAGCACAACGCTGCCGCTGCCAACGCAGCAGCGTTCCATTGGGGCTGGCTCGGGGACTCAACGCTAGCTGCATATGACGGTACGACGTTCAACGAAGCCAAGGGGTTGGCCTGGCGAGCTACTCGCGCCATGGCTCGCCTTATCGGTCATCCGTACCCGACGCACGGATGGCACCTAGCCAACAACGCGAACGGAAACGTCGGTGACCGATGGACCACGACGGGTACGGTCACAGCCACGAACTGCCTGGTGTGGTCCACGGCTGGCACCGCCACGCATAACACGCCAGATCAGTGCACTCGGATCGACATCGCCTATTCGAACCTGTCGCCCGCGTTCACCTACAAGGTGGACGGCGAAGCCACCGCGCGCACCGTCACGCCCACCGGAGCGAACAGCGTTGGCATTCTGACGATCACCACGATGCAGTCGGGTGCGGCCCTGACCAATGGGTTCCACACGGTTGTGCTGACGGTGTCAACCAACATGGTCATCGTCGGTCAGCGGTGTTCGATCCCGTCAGTGAACCAGATCCACTGCCACAACCTATCGCTCGGCGGCTCGCGGGCGAACTCGGGTGCTGCAAACATCAATTGGTCGTCGCAGCAGTCCACCGCTCCAGAAGGACTCGGATTCGTGGTGGCATCGCTGATCAGCGCCGCTGGTCTGGCAGTAGACGACCTTACAGTGATCTGCGGCAACAACGACATCTTCCAAGGCACCGACGAGACCACTACTATCGCCGGTATTCATACCATGGGTACGACGTTCTTCCCGGCTGGCACGCCGTGGTCGATGGTGCACGCTCCGATGGTGCATGGCGACACGCACGGAGCAACGTTCGATCTGCTAGGCGGCAAGTTCTTCACGCAGGCCGACGCTGATGATGTGCCGTTCCTCGACTGGAACAACTTCGTCAATACCGAAGCTTCTTACACCGCCGACGGACAAGCTGGCGCGGACGGCATCCACCCGACGTTCCCGCATCAGTTGATGATCGGTAACTGGATCGCGGATTGCCTCATCGGTCACCACTACTACGCTTCAGACATGTGGCCGGGTGTGTACGGTCTCGGCGGCGGTCGATTTAAGGTGGTCGAGTCGGGAGGCGTGTACGCACCTCGCCCCAACGTTCCGGCTGGCGCTGTGGACTTCACTGGCCCGGATCAGCCGGTTGACATTCTGGACGGCGACACCTGGGACGACACGCCGTGACCCATCAAGTAGCTACGGCGCGGGACAACAAGCAACGCGAATACGCGTTTTGTCAGACGTGCAGCTGGTCGAATCAGGCATCTCCGCGCGCAGCTATCGCCGACGCACAGAACGACGGCGCGGCGCATGCGATGTCGATGCTGCAGGCTTCTCAGCTGCGGGGCTTGTTCGGCATGCCAGATCTGGACCACGGTCGCCTCGGTGCCTTCCGTGCATCGTCGAACTTCTCATATAGTTCGGGCTCGACAGCGGTCACGTCGTTCCAGGTGACTGTACCAGCAGGAGTGGTATCTACCGATACGTTGTATATCATCTGCGGCACAGCTACCAATTCTGGCACTGCGCACACTGCTCCGGGAGCCACTGCCGACCCGAACCTGAATGGTGTGTCGCTCGGCACATCTGGCAAAGCCACTCTGCTAGAGCTCACCGGCCTGGCAGCTGGTGCACAGTTCTTCGTCACCAATAATGCGTCAGGACTGTCGGGTGCGCTCATGGTGGCTTATGACAACACCACGACTCGTGACGCTTGGGGCACCGCTGCTGCCACTGGTACTGCCCAGACATCGGTGGCTCCTACACTGAACACCACTGAGGCTAACGAGCTCACTATCAGCGTGGCGGTGTTCTTGGACAACGCGGCGAATTCCATCAGCAGTGTCAGCACAGGCACTATCCGGGCGAGCTCGACTGCTGGCGGCAACATCCGGTGGTGGGGATTCGCGTTCTCTGACCGCACTGTGGCGTCGGTCGGCGCGTCCGGCACCGTGACTTGGACAGCCAACGCCGGATCGCAGCTGGGATCGACCAGTACCCAGATAACTCACAAGGCGGCAGTGGTCGGTGGAGGTGGCAGCACTGCCCGAAAGGTGGAGCAAGGCGGTGCGATCGTGACCGGCACGCGGAAGGTGATGCAGAGCGGCGCGCTGGTCACAGCTACCCGTACAGTCAAGCAGGCTGGCTCCCTAGTCTGACGACCACTCACGTCCTCACGCAACAATTAGCTACAGACCCCCGGAGGACTGATGACAACGCCAACTCCTATCACGAAGGCCAAGAGCCGCGTGACCAGCGAAGTAGCGCCGCGCAGCCCTGCCTCGCGGGCGCTGGCGGCTCCAGTGCACTCAGTGGCGCTGGGGCCAGGCAATATCTACTCTGCTTCCGGCACGGTGCTGGCGCTGTACGGGTCGTACGCGCCGCTGGCGTACAACCTGCCGTGGGAAGTGCTGGACTACGTCGAGGTACTTTCGACGTACAACGCCGACTACAGCCAAGCAGTAGACAACATCTGCACGCTGGCGAACTCCGGTCACGAGCTCATCGTGGACGCGGCGGGCAAGCGCGAGGCGAAGGCCACCCGCGACTACCTGCAACAGGTGGCCCGCTCAGTGCAGCCGTCGTCCGGTGGCATCGACGGCGTCATTGACAAGTTGCTGCATCAAGCAGCGGTGTACGGCGCGATGGCGGGCGAGTGGCTCATCGACGCCGAGACCGACGAGGTGATCGACTTCGCTGACGTGAACCCGAAGTCCATCCGGTTCTTCTGGGAAGAGGACACCCAGCGGTACGAGGCGTACCAGAAGGTGACCGGCGTAGCCGCGCAGGCGGCGGCGGATCGCGGCCAGAAGGTCATCGCTGGGTGCATCAAGCTGAATCCGGTCACGTTCCACTACTTCAGCTTCAACAACGCGCCTTCGTCACCCTACGGGGTGCCGCCGTTCATTGCGGCGCTGGAGCCCATCGGCATCCAGCGGGACATGGTCGCCAACATGAGTCAGATCGTGAAGAAGATCGGTCTGCTTGGCCTCATCGACATCATCGTGGAGCAGCTGCCACCCAAGCCGGGTGAGACCGATGACCAGTTCGCGGCTCGCGCGTCCGCCTACCTGGAGGAGTACGTCAAGGCGGGCGAGGACATGGTGCGCGACGGCGGTCTGGTGCACTACGACGACGTGACCGTTGAGTCGAAAACCATCGCCGGTAACGCATCGGGTGCCACCAACATCTTCAAGCAGAACGAGGAGCTCGTCTTCTCCGGTCTGAAGTCCATGCCGTCAGTGCAGGGCCGGTCCTACTCCACCACCGAGACCTACGCGGGTGTGGCGTACGACATCATCATTCGCAACACCAAGAAGTACCAGCGGGCCTGCAAGCGCATGATCGAGTCCGGCTACTGGCTAGCCGCTACCCTCGGCGGGTTCACTCCGACCTCGCTCACGCTGGACTTCCACCCGAACAAGACGCTCAACCGGCTGCACGATGCGCAGTCCGAGCAGCTGGAGATCAAGAACGCGGCCTGGAAGTGGGTCGCGGGCGTCATCGATCAGCGAGGCTTCGCTCAGGAGCTCGGCTACGACGATGTCAAGAAGGAGATGGAGGAGCCGCCAGAGGCCATCATCGGTTCGCTGCGGGAGACCGTCAACTCCAACAGTGCCGATTCGGGCCAGACGGGCGGCACAGGCGGCGGCAAGCCTGACAACCAGAACACCAGCGGGTCATGACGATTCAACTGTTAGTCATCACCCATGGCTCATGATTGGAGCAACATGACCGAGGAGAAGGACAAGCCGCAGCCGACCGAGCAGGCCAAGGATGACAAGCCGAAGCCCGCGCCGGTCCAGCTTGGTGAAAAGAAGACCTTCAAGCAGCGCGGCGTCGAGAAGCGAGGGTGACCATGGCGAAGCAGGCCCTGAAGAAGTCCCGGGAGCAGATCAAGGCTGAGCTCGGGCGCTCCGAGGTGCTGGAGCAGGCCAAGGACGCCCGCAAGGGCACCAACGGCATCACCAAGCGGTCGGTCACGTTCCACAAGGCCAGCCCCGGCGACGGCGATCAGTTCACCGTCAAGGATGCGGGCGACTTCGGGATGAACACCGCCGTCATGCAGCCGAACGACGAGCAGCTGGCGAAGATCAACCAGTACACTCGCTCACCGAAGGCTGCGCACGAGCTCGTCGTGTTCCCGACGCTGTCGTGCAACACCATGCCCGACCGGGACGACGACTACTTCGACAAGGAGACGGTGGACGGGTTCGCCGAGCTCCCGGCACCGTACGGTCCCAACGGCAAGTCCTACATGGTGGGTCACGACTACACCAAGCTGCCGACCGGGCGCATCTTCGACACCGGCACCGCCGACGCCATGGACACGCACTTCCTGACCAATATGGTGTACGTGCCGAACACCGAACAGTACAAGGCGTTCATCGAGAACATCGACTTCGGCATCAATTGGGCCGTGTCGGTGGGCGTGATGCTGGACGCCCAGCTGTGCTCCATCTGCGGTGTCAACCAGTACTCGTTCTTCGGCATGGCCTTCTGTGAGAACGGTCACTGGAAGGGCGAGTACTACGACCCCAACGAGACCGAGACGGACTCCTGGGGCGACATCCTCACCGCCGACCCCAACGACCCCGCTGCGGTGAAGTGCATGGGCAACATGCACGGCGCTCGGGATTTCTACGAGCTCAGCCAGGTGTTCCTGGGCGCGCAGTTCAACGCGCAGCTGGCCGAGCCGGACGGCAAGTCTGCCGCTATGGCGTCGGCCGTCAACAAGGGTGTACTTCTGTCGCGCAAGCTTCCCATCCTGGGCCTGCGGCGGGAGGAGGCAGAAGTTCTGCCACTGCAGCACAGCGATCCCAAGGTGGACGAGGCGCTGCAGAAGTTTTCCGTTACTCGTGAAGATGACGGAACCTTGAAGTGGGCCGACGAGCAGGGACTGTTCTGGCGAGCGGCTCCTGGCGAGGCGGTCGTCTGCCTCGGCAAGATGGCAAACACAACCGAAGGAGCAGGAGATGGTGCGAGCACCGAGGACGAACAAGAGCCAGCCGACTCGGGCGAAGCGGCAGGTGCCGGTGAAGTCGGTGCCGCTGGCGAAGAGCCGGGGGACGACGACGGTGGGAGCGGCGACGAAGGTGACGACCTCGACGATCCCGGCGTCGGTGACGGCGACCCGGATGAAGTCGGGGCCGACGGGGATCTGAGCGGCGACGAGGACGACGACAGCGGTCAGAAGGGAGCAGACAGCGCTATGTCCAAGAAGGCGGTCACGGCGGCACTGCAGCGTGTCAAGGCACCACAGGTCATGCTCGACGCCATCGCGGACGCCGAGGACGCCACAGCGCTAGAAGCGGTACTTCGGGCCGCTGCGTCGTCCATCGGTGATCTGTCGCAGGAGGTCGATGGTCTCAAGCCCAAGGCATCCTTGGGTGAGAAGTTCCTCGCGGCCAAGCGAGCGGACGCGATCGACGCATTCGTGAAGTCCCACGCCGGACAGGAGGGCGGCATCGACATCTCGCGGTTCGAGAAGATGCTGGACGCCTTCGGTGACGACGTGGAGCAGATCGAGTTCGTCGAGCAGCAGTACCGGGCGCAGGTGAAGAGCAAGCTGCCTGCTGGGGTGCGGCGGTCCAGCGAGCCAGAAGACCCGAACATCCCGAAGGAGCCTCGCCACGGTGCCCCCGGCACCCGCGAGGTCAGTGACAAGGGCGGCAAGGTCGTCAGCAGGATTCACGGCTGATCACGACCGAGCAGTCAGAATAAACATCAACTGAGCAGCAGGAGGAACAGCAAATGACCACGACTTCCACCAAGGGTCGGATCACTGGTGCCCTTGCGCTGACCATGGCCGCCGATGTTGCACTCGCCGAAGGCGACCACGTGCACGTCATCGACGACTACAAGGTGGCGCTCGCGGACGGTACCAAGTCGGTCATCGGCACGGTCACCGTTCGGTCGGTCAAGCGGGTGGTGGACGCCACGTCCTCGACCTTCCCGGTGGCCACCACGACCGGCAGCCAGGTCACTGTCGATGTGTACGGGTTCTCGGTCGAGACCCGGCTCGCAGGCGGTGCCATCGCGGCGGGCGCGGACATCGGCATCAACGGCTCCGGTGAGATCGTCACCGCTGGGGCCGGTGTTGCCAAGATCGGCGTCGCCCTCACCCACACCACGGCGGCGGGCCAGGAGCTCGACTACCTGACCACCGGCGGCTGAGCGCACCCGCTCAGGTCGAATCTCACTCAAGGAGGAACGTCACAATGACGATCAAGACAGCGATGACCGGGTGCGCCGTCGGTCCCGAGCTCAACACGAAGGTCATGCACGAGGACATGCAGACCCTTCGCAAGGCGGCAGGGGACGACGGACGGGATGTCACCCTGAAGTCGTACCTGCAGGACACCTGGGGCGCGGACATGACGCCCGAGTTGTTCTACAAGCAGCTGGGCCTCGACATCTCCCGGATGAGCGTCCAGAAGATGCTCAACACCAGCGAGCTCAACCGCTGGCTGTTCCCGGAGGTCGTGCGGGACGCGGTGCTGCAGGGCCTGACCTACACGCCCTTCTACGGGGTGCTGACGGCGGGCGAGGAGAACATTCCCTCGACCGGCCTGACGATGCCCGCCATGGACTTCACCACGGTGGACATGGACGAGGTCCGGCTGCGCGACACCAACGAAGGTGCCACCATCACCGAAGGCCAGATCATCACCTGGTCGGAGAAGCAGGTCACGGTCAAGAAGAAGGCTCGCGGTCTCATGCAGACCTACGAGTCGATCATGTTCTGCCCGATCGACCTGGCGGCGATCTACTTCGAGGAGATGGGCCAGCAGCTGGGGGCCGACCTCGACTCGGATCTCATCAACATCGCCTTCAACGGTGACCAGGCGGACGGCTCGCAGGCCGCTCCGGTCATCGGCGCGGCGACGGCGGGCACGCTGACCTACCAGGACATCGTGCGCGCGTGGATCCGGTTCGCCCGCATCGGTCGTACCTCCACGGTGCTGCTCACCTCGGAGAACGACGCTTCCACCATCCTCAACCTTCCGCAGTTCCAGCGGACGGTGTTCCCGGGTGCGATGACGACCGCGCAGATGCAGGGTGGCCCCACGTTGAACCTCAACGTGCCGCTGCCGCAGACGCAGGACATCTACACGCACCCGGCGATCCCGGACGGCAAGCTGATCCTGATCGACAAGCGTCGGTTCGCGATCCAGCTGACGGCCATGCCACTCCTGCTGGAGTCGGAGAAGATCGTCAGCCGTCAGATCCAGGGTGAGTTCGCGTCGATCATCACCGGCTTCGCGAACTTGTTCAAGAACGGTCGCATGGTGCTCGACTACACCACGTCGCTCGCCACCAACCCCGGCCCGACGGTTCCGTTCCGGTCGTAGTCGGATCCCCCACGAGTCACTACGACTGAAGGAGTTATCAAGATGGCAAACGATCCGAAGTTCGTTCGGCTCGTGGACCGGATGGCCCGTTCCACCCAGGTGGATCTCAACTCGGGCTGGTCCATCGCGGGCCTCGATGTCAAGGAGTTCCCGGCTGACAACGATCGGGCGGCTTCCTACGTGCGTGACGCCATTCGGCGCGGCACCATCGAGGGCTGCTCGCAGGCCGAGTACGACGAGGTCACCGAGAACGATCTGGACTTCCTGTCGCAAGCAGGGGTGAAGGTCCAGGACGTGGAGGTGCCGGGTCACTTCCAGGAGGGTCACATCTCGGCGCTGGCCGAAGAGACCCGGCACTCCCTGGAGTCGGCGCGCGGGCTGTCCTCGCGCGGCGTCAGCTACGGCGACGACCGGATCCGCAAGAAGGCGCTGCTCGCGGCGCAGAAGCGGCTGGACGACGGCGCGGCTCCGGACGAGGTGGAGGACGAAGCCTCGGGCACCGTGGACGAGGAGGAAGCGGCTCAGGAGAACGCCAAGGTCCAGGAGGAGCAGGAGAAGGCTGCTGCCAGCGGCGGACGCCGCTCGCGGGCGGGCAACGGCTCCAAGTCCAAGACCTGACCGATCACCGATTCCCGACGCGGGGCGAGCGCTACGTGCCTCGCCCCGCGTTCTCGTCTGAGGGGACACCGTGCTGAATACAAACGCTGAAACGGATTTTGCGGGCTTGCAGTCCGTGGTTCCGGGCGATGTGTCGGTACGGGCCCCGCAATCGGCCCAGTTCCCGCTGGGCGGCGGCGTCGAGGAGGCTAGCTAGCATGGACGACCTGACGTTGCTGCGACTGTACCTCGGGGAGCGGGTTCCGATCGGCGGCACCGACGCCGATACGTTCTTCACTGATGACGAGCTCAACGGCTTGCTGCTGGCGTCGGAGTACGGCGTGGAGGGCGCGGCGGTGATCGGCTGGGCCGTCAAGGCGGGCGAGTTCGCACGGTTGATTGACATCAACGAGTCGGGCGGCGACCGCAAGCTGAGCCAGAAGTTCCGCAACGCCAACACCCAGCTGCAGTACTACCAAGGACTGGTGGAGACGAAGATTGCCAACTCCACCGCCGTGGGCCGGGTCGGTCCCAAGTCCATCGACTGGGCAGGCATGGGTGAGCAGCCCGGCATCGTCATGTACCGCAACCAGTTCCACAGAATGCCGTACTGGCCGTGAGCTCACCATCTGACATCCTGACCGGCGACCGGCTGCGAGACGCTCTCGACCGGCGTCAGTCCACTGTTGACCTCATCGCCGACCAGGGCATGCCCATTCAGCTACTGCGGGCGTCCTCGGCTCCGGTGCCGGACGGCGCAGGCGGGTTCGTCAACCCATCGCCGGAAGACGATCCACAGCCGCTGGCCACGGTGCGAAGGCTGTTCATGATCTCGTTGTACGAGCCGCCTGCCGGATCACAGTCGGCGCAAGGCTTCGGGGTGCACGAAAAGTTCGTGCTGATCGGAACCTACGATGACGACATCGAGGTCGATGACGAGTTCTACGTGGGTGGCCAGAAGTACAAAGTGGCCATGATCCACCAGGACCGCACATACCAGACCAAGGCGGAAGGCGAGGGGGTGTCCGGTGGCTGATCTGATCCCGGCCAACTCGCCGGTCATTCCCGGCACGCCGAGCCTGATCCCGGGCGCTCCTGCATCGGTGCCACGATCCGGCGACCTGTCTGCTCCTACCTCGATGCACCTGCGGTCCATGGACGGTCGGTTCGTCAGCAATGGGTTCGGTTGGGAGTGGCACAACCTGACCCAGCTGATGAATCAGCCGGAAGACTTCGGCGCGGAGCTCCTGGCGATGACCAATGCGCACCTGGAAGAGCTCGCCCAGGAGATCGAAGACTACGCCAAGGAGAACGCTCCGTGGACTGACCGTACCGGGGATGCGCGCAACATGTTGCACTCCATCTACCGGCAGGGCCGGGACGTGTTCGAGATCGACCTGGCCCATGGTGTGCAATACGGGTTCTTCCTGGAGAACTACAACGGTGGCGAGTTCGCCATCATCCAGCCGACGCTGAGGGAGTTCGCCCCGGCCATGGCGGAGATCACCGCTACTCGTGGCCGTCCGGCGTCCACGCCGCTGCCCGGAGGGTTCGAATGATCGACTCTCTGATCTACGGCGCGCTGACCGCTGCCAACCTAGCCCCGCATCTGTCCAGCGGCGGTGCGTGGCGGGTGTACCCGCTGCGCTCGCTCGGATCCAACGGCATCCCGGCATCCCCGGCGTACCCCTACGTGCAGTACGGCGACGGCGGCACCGCCGTCAACGCCGCAGTGCGCGAGACCCGCAAGTCCGTGACCAGCACGTACGACGTGTACGTGTATGACGAGCCCGGTTCCTACAAGCGGATCAAGGATATTCACGATCTGATCCAGGACAATCTAGGGTTAGTGATCGGTCTCGTCACGGCTACGGGCTGGACCATTACTGATCTACAGTTCCAGAGCTACGGAGGCGACGGGTTTGACCCGGTCAACCAGCAGTTCAGCAAGAGGGCGTCGTACCGCGTCGTCTCAAGCACAGCCCGACAGTGAGGAGAAGGAAGTGGCAACGAGCACCAAGAAGGAGCAGGCTGCGGCGGCTGCCGAGCAGCAGGACCAGGAGCAGGCGTCCAGCCCGCGTCTCGTCAAGTACATGGGCGCGGCGGATGTGCGCGTCATCGAGAAGGGCGACGACTTCGGCGGCACCCTGAGCGAGGGTCTGCCGAAGACCCTGGAGTGGAACTGGGACAACCGCCACGTCGTGGACGTGACGGAAGCCGGTCTCACCGATGCGCAGGTCGAGACGCTGTTGGCCTACGAGGGGCACAGCGGCGCGGAGTTCAAGGACGTCACCGACATGGAGCGCATTCCGGTCAACCGCGCGCAGCAGCTGTGGCGCGGTGCCAAGCCGAACGCGCGGCTGGAGCGGGACGCCGAGCTCCCCACCGTGGACACCGCTCTCGTGACCGACGAGGAGGCCAAGCGTGACCCGTTCGGAGCAGGCGGCGGCTCGTCGTCCGGCACGTCCGACACCGGCACTGGCGGTACCACCGGAGGCACCACCGCTGGTGGAGGCGGCACCGCTGCCGCTGGCGGATCAGCTGGTGGCGGAGGCGGTACTGCCAACCTCGGCGGCAACACCGCAGGCTGACACCACCGATGCACTTCGGTGTCCGTCCCGCATCCATGGGGTCTTCAACGAAGCAGGCCAGCTGGAAGTGCGGTGCGCATCCAAGCGATGCGGGGCGGGCGCTGGGGTCGTCGTTCTCCATTACTTCGACCTCGTGACATCAGAATTGGTTTCAACGAAGCGGTTCCGGTCACCCGTTCCGCAGCGAGCGAAAGGTTCACACTCATGACACTGGCTGTTCCTCTCCCGTACGGGTGCCGGGATATCAAGCTGTACCCGTACACGGGCGGTACGCCTGCCGCCACTGGCACCGACCTCCCGAACGCCCGGACATTGCAGTTCGCCGAGACAGAGCAGTTCTCGGACCTGCGCGGCGACGACGCCCTCAAGGCCACCCATGGCCAGGGCCCGCAGGTGGACTGGTCGCTGGAAGGCGGCGGGTTCTCGTTCGAGGCCGTCAAGGCGATGTACGGCGGCGTGCTCACCGACACCGGCACCACGCCCAACCAGAAGCGGGTGCTGCACGCGGCAGGCACCAAGCAGCGCCCGTACTTCCAGATCCGGGGTCAGGCCATCAGCGACAGCGGTGGCGACTTCCAGGTCGTCATCTACAAGGCGAAGTGCACTGGTGACCTGTCGGGCACCATGCAGGACTCCGGGTTCTGGCTGACCGGCGCGAAGGGCACCGGCCTGGCGGACGACTCGGACAACCTGTACGACTTCGTGCAGAACGAGACGGCTGTCGATCTGACCTGAGCCCTCTCCTTCCCCCGGGCCCGCCCCCGAGAGCACCCTACGGTTCTCGGGGGCGAAGCCTTGTCACCGACAGAATCAAGTTAGCGTCATCAAGAGACCGAAGGAGTCCGAAGATGCTAGATCCTGGAGTTACGCCGCCCACCGAGTGGAATGGCGGTCGGTTCACCGGACAAGTGGTACTGCTCCCTTCCGGCAACCGTGCTCGGCTGCGCCGCACGTTGTCACTCATGGATGCCATGGCGGCAGGGTCACTTCCCAACCCGCTCACCAAGCTGATCGAGGAGTCGCTGAAGTTCGCCGCGTCCGGCCAGGCGACCGACCCGGAGGAAGCCAAGAAGCAGGAGGCCGAGGCGCTGAAGTCGTTCCTGGACATGGACCAGGAGGGACAGGTCGCGCTGTTCGAGCTCATCGACACCGAAGTGGTGCAGATCTTTATCTCACCCAAGGTGGTCATCCCGCCGAAGGAGATCAACGGCGAGCCGGTCGATCCTCGCACCTGGAAGCCGGAAGCCGAAGACGAGATCTCTATCGTGGACTTGTCATGGGACGACCGCATCTACGCTTATAACTGGGCCCAGGGAGCGCCTCTCGACCTTGCCCGGTTTCGTGAAACCACATCTGCTATGGAAGCTGTGGCACATGAGTTCGCGGTATCACAGCCGACCGAGCGAGCTACTGTCGATTGACGATCCCTATTGGGCGTGGTGCATCGACGAGGCGGTGTACCAATTCGGTACCGGAGCGGAGGTTCTCATGCGGGAGGCAGAGGACAACGCACCCACGCCAGATACCAAAGCCGGGGCTCGGCAGATGAAGCTGAAGCAGATTCTGGAGTCCGATCCCTCCAAGGCCAAGGAAGCGCCCAAGCAGAAGTTCGCTGATCCGGCGATGGCCGGTAAGCGTGTCAAGAAGGTGGCGTCGGTATGACCTCCCCTACAGGTGGCTCCGGGTCCAACGATGTCACCGCCGTCGGTCGGCTGATCTTTGACGCATCGGCCGTCCGGTCAGGTGTCGCGAGCGCGCACGCCTCGCTCGACACCATGTACAACGTCATCCGTAACAACTGGTGGGGTCTGCGCGCCATCGGTGACGCATTCCAGTCGGTCGGTGCCGCAGCGACGGGGGCGCTCGGCATCGCCGCTGGAGCAGCTATCAACTTCCAATCCGGCATGGCGGCGGTGGCCCGCACCACGGCGGATGCACACAACTCCGCTGATGTCACGTCCAAGTCGGTGCAAGACCTTGGCAAGCAGCTGCAGGCCATCAGTGAGATCCGGCCCGTCGGGCTCGACACGCTGACTCAGATCGCCGAGTCTGCTGGTGCGTTGGGCATCAAGCGGGAGGACGTGGCGGCGTTCACGAAGACCATCGTGGACCTGATCTCCACCACCAACCTGACCACCGACTCGGCCACGCAGCTGGCCAAGGTGGCGAACATCTTCGGCTTGTCCGGTCAGCAGTTCCAGCAGCTGGGATCGGCCATCTACCAGGTCGGAGTCAACACAGCGGCGACCGAGCAGGACATCGTTGACCTTACGGTGCGGCTGGCCCCAGCTGCCAAGCAGTTCGGTCTGACCACCGCTCAGACTACCGGCCTGGCCGCTGCCACGCTATCCCTGGGCGTGCAGTCTGAAGCCGCTGGCACGGCGCTGAGCAGGTTCTTCCAGCAATTGGAGCGCGCCGCCTCGGGCGTGGACCCGGCGCAGCTGACGGCCTATGCGGGTGTGATTGGCACCACCACGGCCAAGTTCCAACAACTCGTCCAGCAGGATCCATCAGAAGCGATGATCCGAGTGGTCGATGCGCTGGCGAAGATATCTAAGGAAGGTGGCAACACCACCGCCGCGCTGGACGCGATGGGCATCACCGAGCAGCGTGAGGTCCGCACCATCAACGCCTTGGTGGAAGGCTCCAAGTCCGGCGCACAGTCGTACTTGTCACTTAAGGGTGCATTCCAGCAGGCCACCAGTGCCTTCAACGATGGCAACAAGGCTACGGACGCGGCCAACCAGCAGAACAAGACGATGGGTGCTCAGCTGACTGAGCTCAAGAACATCGTTCACAACGTGGCTATCTCTTTCGGCAATGACCTGGCACCCAGTATGGGCTTCGTACTGGCCCGGGGCCGCGACCTGGCTACTATGTTTGAGAAGATCC